CGTTTTATCTAAAGCAGAAAGGAAATTTTAAATGCCAACAACAACAATCTTTAACACTTCAAACATTGTCCGCTCATTGCCTTACAAAGCAGTTTCAGCGACAGTAGACAAATCTTACCCAGGCGTAACCGTAGATGGTAAGAAATACATCAAAGCAGGGACACTCGTAGCAGGTAACGGTGGCTCAATTTTTGACGACCGCACAAAAACTGTCGTTGAAAACAAAACAGCACCAGAGGGAATCGTACTCTATGACGTAGACTTGACAATCGAGAACACTGTATCAGTGCTCTATGCTGGTGAAGTTTACAAAGACAAAGTTAATGGTGGATCTGTGGATAGCACCATCACTAAAGCCTTGCCACTTGTTAAATTTATCTCACAAAAATAAAAGGAGGAACATTAAAACATGGGACTTATTTACGATAAAGTAACAGCATCTAATATTGCTGGATACTTCAACGCGTTACAAGAGAATGTTAACTCAACATTGGGTGAGTCAATCTTCCCTGCACGAAAACAACTTGGGACAAAATTGTCTTACATCAAAGGTGCTTCTGGTCAATCTGTTGCATTGAAAGCTGCAGCTTTTGATACTAATGTAACCATTCGTGACCGTGTTAGTGCTGAAATACACGATGAACAGATGCCATTCTTTAAAGAGGCTATGCTTATCAAGGAAAATGACCGTCAACAACTCAATCTTGTTAAAGACACTGGTAATGAGTCGTTAATCAACACAATTGTAGCGGGTATTTTCAACGACAATGTGACACTTGTCAATGGTGCGCGTGCTCGTCTTGAAGCTATGCGTATGCAAGTGCTTGCTACTGGTAAAATTGCATTTACGAGCGATGGAGTTAACAAAGATATTGATTATGGTGTTAAACCAGACCATAAGAAACAAGTATCTAAGAGCTGGGCAGAACCTAGTGCTACACCTCTTGCAGATTTGGAAGATGCTATTGAAACTGCGCGTGAACTTGGACTTAATCCAGAACGTGCAGTGATGAATGCTAAAACATACGGACTTATCCGTAAAGCTGCATCAACAGTTAAGGTTATCAAACCTTTGGCTGGTGATGGTGCAGCGGTTACTAAAGCTGAACTTGATAACTATATCGCTGATAACTTTGGTGTAACTGTCGTTCTTGAAAATGGTACTTATCGAAACGAAAAAGGTGAAGTTTCTAAATTCTTCCCAGACGGTCACTTGACTCTTATCCCTAACGGACCTCTTGGAAACACTGTATTTGGAACAACTCCAGAAGAATCTGATCTATTCGCTGACAACACAGTTAACGCTGACGTTGAAATCGTTGATAACGGTATCGCAGTTACAACTACCAAGACTACTGACCCAGTTAACGTACAAACTAAGGTGTCAATGGTAGCATTGCCATCATTTGAACGCTTGGATGATGTTTACATGCTTACTGTAATTCCAGGTGTTTAATATGAATTACGTAGTAAAAGCGTTCATGGATAAAACAGACGGGAAAGTTTACTTTGCTGGCGACTGCTATGATGGCGAACGTACTGAAGAACTCATCGGGCTAGGGTACGTACAAGACGACAAACCGAAGAAAAAGACTAGAGTTAAGAAAACCACTGAATAGCGAGGTATGGCATGGTGACGTTAGATAAAGAGAAAGTTATTAAAAATGTATCGGTTGACCTCAACACTAACGACGATGACTTGCTTGAAATTTTGTTAAATCGTGTAATTAACCACTTTAAATCTGAGTATGGTGTCGAAGAGATTGATGACAAGTTAGCATTCATTTTCGAGGATTGTGTCATTAAACGTTTCAATCGTCGAGGCGCAGAAGGTGCTAAATCTGAATCGGTAGATGGTCATTCAATGTCTTATTATGACAACGAAAACGAATTTAAGCCTTATGATGATATGCTTCAGCGTTTATATGGAACTTCTGGAGAGTCTAAAGAGGGTGAGGTGCTATTTCTATGAGATACGCTGATACCGTAGTGCTAAAATATATCGATAAGACACAAAAGCACTACGACCCAGACTTAGGACGTATGGTCGGCGGTAAGGAATGGACTAAGACAACAGCATGTAATGTGACTGGTGCTAGCCTTGAATTGCAAGCCAAACTAGGAGACCTGTTAAACGCCAATAGCATCGTCGTTAGGTTTAGAAGCCCTATCAAAGATGGAATTGACACGATTGAATATAACGGCAGCAAATACAAACCTGTTACTGTCAGAAGCTATCTAACTGGTCTAAACGCCATCTATGCCAACAAGGTGATGAAATAACATGGCTACAATCGAATTTGAAGGATTGGATGAAATGGCTCAAAGTCTTCTTAAAAACGCTTCTCCTGAAAAACGTTCAAAGGTTCTGAGGAAGCATGGTTCAAAATTGAAAGAAGCAGCTGTTAAAAGAGCACAATTCAACAAAGGCTATTCAACGGGTGCTACTCGTAGAAGTATTACTCTGCAAGTTCAAAGTGATAAAGCAATTGTCGAAGCCTTGACTAGCTATTCAGGGTATCTCGAAGTTGGTACTCGCAAAATGGAGGCGCAACCATTCATGAAACCAGCTCTTGATGAAGTGGTGCCTGAAATGGTCGAAGAATTAGCGAAATGGGATGAAACATGAAACAACCAGATCAATTACTTCATGATGAAATGTTTCGTATTAGTCATGAGTTAGGATACGACACTTACACATATTTGCCACCAGACGACGTGGCTTACCCCTTTGTCGTCATGGGGGAAACAATGGTCTTGCCACAATCCACAAAATCGCACTTGATAGGTCGTTTATCGTCTACAGTGCATGTTTGGGGACACGTTGATGACCGGAAAATATTATCAGATATGGCTGGGCAGTTAATGTCTAGCTTTTTTGCTATCAAAAAAATTGACGGCATGCAGTTTTCAGCCGAAATCAACGAGTCGTCAATTGATAGCAATCGAGACAATAGCACAGATGAAGTGCTATATCACTTCATCATTTATACTTATTTTAAATTTATTTAACAGGAGGAAAAAATGGCTGATATTAATAAAGAAGCCCTTTTGGGTAAAGATAAAATCTTGATGTTCCGAAAACTCGGAGACAAAAAAGCGGCAGCTAAACTTGCCCTACAAACAGAGCACGAATGGGAATATTCACGTGATGCAGATAGCACCAAAACCAAAGACGGTGCAGTTGTTGCCGACGGTGGCCTTGAAACTAAACTATCAATTAATGCTATTGGTACTAAAGATGAGCTCAATGAAATGCTAAAGAAATCAGTAGTTGACGGATATAAAGTAGAAGTTTGGGAAATCGACTTGGCAGATAAGAAATCAAACGGAAAATACGGTGCTCTCTATGCGATTGGACGCTTGTCAAACTGGAAAGTTCCAGCCAACGTAGAAGAACTTGTAGAAATTGAGTCAGAATTGACTATTGAGGGTAAACCGCAAGCTGGAGAAGCTACGTTGACTAGTGATCAAATTAAAGAAATTCAATACACATTCCAAGACACTACGCAGCCTTCAGGCCTCGGCGTTTAATAGTATGTAATTATCTTGAGCCAAACTTTTTTCGGTTTGGCTTTTTATTTTAGAAAAAAAATAGGAGTAAACAAACAATGCACACAATCACAATTGAAAAAAAAGACTACACTTTGACTTTTGGATTTGATTTCATTCGCGAACTTGACAAACGCTATTCAATCTCAGATGGTGGCGTTTCATTTGGTTTTGGCGTACAGCACGCAGTTGTTGATTTGCAACAAAAAAATCCAGTGATTTTGCTTGACCTCATTCAAGCAGCAACAATTACAGAGCGTCAAAAACCATCTGTTAAAGGGATTGAAGCATATGTCGTTGAAGAAGCTGAGAAAGGGCATCTTGACTCGCTATTTGATGATTTTTTATCGGAATTGCGAACTCAACCTTTGACGAAAGCGACAGTGAAACGAGTAGAAGAAGCAACAGAGTAGCCAAAACAACGAGTGATAACCAAAATTCAGCCGAAGTATACGAGGAATTAATCACGAATGCTATGGCTGACTTTGGTGTGTCATTGCTTGAAGCACGAAGAATGACACTTAAAGAGATGAAACTCTATCAGAAAGCATATAAGAAACGTTTTTTGAACAAAGAAAGAGAAATATATCAACTTGCTTATCTGAATAGGTTGGCTAATGCCACAACTAAAGA